GGTTCTGCACTTACAGACCTTAATGCAACTAACTTAGCAACTGGCACAGTTGCAAACGCAAGATTAGATACCGTTCCAACTTCAAAAGGTGGAACAGGCTTAACCTCTATTGGAACCGCTGGTCAAGTATTGACAGTTAACTCTGGAGCAAGTGGTTTAGAATTTGCTTCTGCTAGTGGTGGTGGAGTGGGAAGTGTTATTAACACAGATGTTACTTCCACAGGAAACTATACCGCTGATGCCGATACACAATTCGCAACTTTTGAAGTTATTGGTGGCGGTGGAGGAGGCAGTGGTTCTACTTACTATGGACCAGGTGCCGGTGGTGGTAGTTCAGGTGGAACTACAAGCTTAGGAAGTTTAATAACTGCTACAGGTGGTTCAGGTGGCCCAGGTGGAGGGGGTGGTTCAGGCACCTCAAACAGAACTGCGGTCATTTCTAAAGGTCAGACAGGCACTCCTAAACCAGGCTCAGCATCCAACGGTGGTGCTGCTGGTGGAAGCTCTGCATTTTTTGGTAACGCTGGTGCAGGTGGAACTGGTGGTAACACAGGTGGAAGCCTTGGTAATCGTAGACCTGGCGGAGGTGGCGGAGGCGCAGGTGGTGTTTTCGCAGTAATCGCAGGTCCTGAATATTCACCATCCATATCCATCACAATTGGTGCTGGAGGTGGCGGTGGTGCTGGAGGTCCAGGCCCTAACGGTAGACCAGGTTCTGCTGGTGGAGCAGGCAGAGTTAGAATTTCGGAGTTTATATCATAATGAGTAAATTTATTTACGTAGAAGCTGATGAGAACAAAGTTAAATATGTTGAGGACACTAGACCAACAAATGCTTTAGGTCCTTTATATATCGAGGTCTCAAATGATTCAGTAGCAGAGCATTGGTTTTATAATCGTGAAACTGGAGAAGTCTCTGAATATGAACCTTATACAGTAGGGCAAGTTAGACAAATGAGAGATGAAAAACTAACTGTTTCAGATTGGATGGTTTTAGAAGACAGTCCTTATAAAGCCACCGGTCAGGAGTCAAACTTAACTGCAATTAAAACATATAGACAAGAACTTAGAGACTTTCCAGACGAAAGCAAATCATACAACGAAAACAATATTAATTGGCCTACATTGACATTAAGTTAAAACTAAGTAATATCCTAATTACTTAGAAATGATCGTAGATAATTATATTCTTGTTCAAGAAAATTTTTTTCCGCACAGTTTTTTAGATCAAGTTATCAAGAGAGGTCTTGACTCTAAAGAGTTAGAAGCAGAGCTATCAGGCGGTAGAATCAATAAAGAAATGAGAGATACCAGAATAACTTGGCTCAGTGATGTGTGGATTTACGATTGGATCTTACCTTTAGTGCATGAAATGAACGAACAAGCTAATTGGAATTTTTCCATAGACTATCCTGAAGAAATACAATTTACAAAGTACAAAGAAAATCAATTTTATAATTGGCACCAAGACGATATACATAAATCAGATGCTCCAATTAATGAACAAAGAAAAATTTCTGTTGTAATTCCTTTATCAAATAGTGACGAATATGAAGGAGGAGATCTAGAGTTCTGTGATCCTACTGCATCTCCAGTAAAAAAAGAAAAAATTATTACTAAGGATATTTTTAGACAAAAAGGAAATATGATTGTGTTCCCAAGTTTTGTTTATCACCGTGTAACTAAAGTGACGAAAGGACAAAGATTATCAATGGTAATGTGGGTAAGAGGAGAAAAATGGAAGTAAATAATAAATTTAATGAATTGAATTATCTCGTTATTGAGAATGCAATCTCAACAGAAATGGCTGATCTTGCTAAAGATTATTTCTTGATGAAAAGGAAAGTAATCGATCAAATGCGTTTTACAAAAGTTTTATCTCCTTATGTGGATTATTTTGGTAGATGGAATGATGAACAAGCGCCTAACACTTATAGTCATTACGCTGATTTTCTTATGGAAACTCTTTTAAAAAAACTCACACCCCTAATGGAAAAACATACAGGTTTAGAGTTATATGAAAACTACTCTTATGCAAGAGCATATAAATATGGAGACACTTTAAAAAGACACACAGATAGATTTTCTTGTGAAATATCAACGACTCTTAATTTAGGTGGAGATCCATGGGCTATATATTTAGATCCTACAGGTGGTAAAAATAATGAGGGTGTTGAAGTAAACTTAAGACCAGGAGATATGTTGATATATAAAGGTAATAAATTAGAACATTGGCGTTACGCTTTTACTGGTAATACCTGTGTACAAGCCTTTTTTCATTACAATAATAAAAAAACAGAAGGTGCTGAAGAAAATAAATACGACAATAGACCCTTTCTGGGATTACCTGCATGTTTCAAAAAACAATAGAGTTTACATCCCCGCATCCTGATTGGCTTGTGCCA